ACAATTTGATATGGGAGAGATCGATCCTGAGAACCATCTCAGCTTGGTAATCTCCACAAGGGACAATAAAAATGTTACAGAAAAACAACTTTCACGATTCCTCAGCAGAATCCCTGAGTCAGAACACAAGCAGTTCATCGATGGCCTCCGTCCGGAGGGTAAGGGTGACTACTTCTCCAAGCAAGCAGTATTTGCGTGCGAGAATCAACTCATGGCTGAAAGACTTGAAGATGGAGTTGCAGCCGGGAAACCTGGATATGTCATGCTTGAGGCCCGGGGGACTGGCATCTATCACTACGAAACGCCGGCTGACCCAAGCCGAATGTACATGGTCTTTGGCGATCCTGGCGTGGACGCTGCACCAAAGAGAAATGCACCCGTAGTTGGAGTGTTTGACGTTACTGATGTTCCTAATTTACCCGCGCAGATGGTTGCATTGTGGTGGGGAGATGGTGGGGGTAGGATAACGCCCTTTGTCGACACACTTTTGGACTATACAGAGCGTTATCAGCCTGTTTTTGTCGGTGTGGACTCAACTTCTACTCAAAAACACACTGCAGAGATGATAAATCTGCAGACTTTTGGTGAACAGATCGCAAAAATAGACGAAGATGAAGAAGAAGTGCTCAAAAAGTTGGCAATCAAGCAAATTACGGGTATGGATTTCTCCGGATCCCGCAAAGCGGGCTATTTAGTCGCTCTGAGAGCGCTGATAGAGTCTCATTTGTTCACCTGGCCAAGTAATGTCATCGGTATGCGACAACAATTGACTAATTATAGTCTTGCCAAGGATAAGAGGATCGCTCAGGACCTCGTGGCAATGCTTTCCATGGCTGCCTGGGCAGTGAGGATATATTTCAATGTCTCGATTGCAGAATCTTATGATAAAGGTGCGAAGGGGATTGATCCAGATTTTGATCAATCTCGCTACCAGATTGATTCCCGAGAAAAACGTAATACGGGAAGAAACCGGTCAAGACGAGCGCTCGCTCGACCGTGACAAACGATCTGTTACCAGGAGCAAAAGAGCCGCCCGGTAAGAAAAGGCGGAAAAGTAGTAATTGCCCTTGACAAATAAGGGGCATTTAGCTTACAATACATGGTTGAGCATCCCCGATACGGATGCCGGAGGAGAATTTGGCCGGAATTTTATCAGCAAAGTACGAAAGCGGGCTCCAAAAAGATAACCAGCCCGTCAATATCATAGACGAAAGTTCTATTCCGTCTGACTTCCCCCTGGACATCTATCAGGAGAATCTCGATAAGTATACGGAGTATGAGCAATGGTTCGACAGTACAAAATTGGACGAAACATTCAATTCCAATAATGAAGAAGTCGAACTCTATCCCGTAAAAATCAATCCGTTATATGGAGCTTCCCTCAAACACTCATATGCTTTATTTGGTGAATTCGAAGATGATAGCCGTCCGTTGGTCATCCCGAAGATCATATCTGATAACAAAAAGCAAGATGAGGAAATGATCCAAGTAGCAGAATCCGCACTGAATCATCTTTGGTGGGAAAATGGGGGCAGGGCCCTCATGATGCGAAATGGTCTTTTATCCCAGGTGTTCGGTGGTTGCGTTTTCAAAGTAACCTACGTTCCCTGGCAAGACATCAAGAATGGTGGCTGGAGACAGATACCGTTTTATATCGAAGCCGTGCATCCTTCTCAGTTTGTGGGAGTTGCGTCTGGCGGAGATTTCTGGCATTTGACTGAGAACTGGTTTATAAAACACATCTCTCATGCCGATGCTACAAGATTTGGCGTCCCAACGGACTCAGATGAACCTCTACCCATAATGATCGAGCATTATACCAACGATCATTATAAAGTTTCTATCAATGGCACCACAGCTAAGATGCCCGGACAGACCGGAAAGCTGATGGAAGGAGATAACATATTTGGAATAGTTCCAGGTGTGTATATCCCCCACATTAGATTTGACGGCATGTACGGTATCAGTCTGCTCAAAAACCTGATCGGTTTGACGAAGGAGATGAATCTCCGCATGGGTGACTACGGCGATGCTGTAAATGACGATGCTCACACGAGTATTGCCATGCGCAACGTCACGGGTACACCCAAAGTAGTCAGGATCGGTGATGGGCTGCCTGTCATCAATTTGACTGGACGACCAAATATTTCCGGGAAAGAAGCCGTCCCTGATTTGTTCGCCGTACAACAGTCAAAGGCATCTCAAGCAATGTCGGATATCATTGATAAACTGTTTGATCAGTTTAGACGCGATTCCTTCGTCCCCGGAGTAGCATACGGCGAGGACTCAGGTTCGCAGCGGAGCGCATTGACTCTTGTGACGAGGATGTGGCCTTTAGTCTCGCATATTCGTCAGGAGCGCGTGAACTGGAGCGCTGGCCTGGATGTTTTCAATCAGACACTTCTCAAAATGATGTCTGTGAAAGAAAAAGGCAAAGTCAATAAAGAACACCTCAAGTTCCGCATGAGGCAGGATTGGTACCCGATCCTACCGCGCGATCGTCAAGAGCTAGTGAACGAAGTTGTCCAAAGGGCAGCTGTCAATCTTGGCTCGATCGAACACCTCATGGAGATGTTGGGAGATGTAGAGCTTCCAGCAGAAGAATTGGAGCGCATCAAAAAATGGCTGACGTTTGTTGCGTCCGTAGAAAAACCAGCTAATGAACCAACCACTCAATCAGGTGACGACCAGGAGAACCCTAAACAGAAAGCAGGAAGATCTGCCAACCGTAAGGTGCAATCCGGGAAATCCCAGGAGGCTAAGTAACAATGCCAGAAGGCACAGAGGGAACCATAGAGCCGGGTAACACCGGTGAAGGAACCCAAACCACAATTGATGTATCGAAGATCGTTGCAGATCTGACCGCTGCAAATACCGCTTTGACTGAGAAAGAGAAGCAGTATAAAGGCCTACAGACAACCTACAACGCCCTTCACGAGAGCAATAAGTCTCTCCTGTCGGAGAAAGACACCTGGACAGCGGAAAAGACTACACTCCAGAACCAACTGGACCAGTCCTCCAATGATCAGGGAGATTTCAAGGCTCAGTTCGATGAGCTAACCGGCAAGTATACCGCTTTGGAAACAAAGAACACCGAGTTAGAGAACAAGGATAAAAGGACTGGTCTGATTTTGGACGAGTTCCCGGACCTCTTGGGATTCGAGAAGAAAGGGCTGTTACCCGAGTTTGATGGTGACGAGGAAGGTTTTAAAACCAAACTCACCGATTTCAAGGAAGCCCTTGGAAGTAATGCACAACAGGCTGTCGAAGATGAACTCGATGGAGCTGGTCCAGATGGCACCGATGGTGACAATACCGCTCCTGATCGTGATAAACTCTTAGACGAGATGACGCGCATTGCCGGAGATCCGCTAAAATCGGATCGATACCGAGATCTTCAAGAAAAACTCGATGAAATTGATACCAAGGCTGCCAAATAAGTTTTTAGACTGACAGGTGACTGTCGGAGGTATTTTTTATGGCTACAGGAGATTTCGATCTTTATTATAGCGATACTCCATGGGAGGCCATTGACAAGAACCAGCGAGCCTGGTACGACCCGGACCTGGTTTCCATCTTTCGTAACAGAGCGGTATTTGCTTCGGCAATTCCCTTTGTAAAGAATCTTGGAGCTGTCAATGCAACCTCAATGGTTGTATCACAATTCATGGATCCTCATCCGGATTTCACAGCGCTATCCATGCGCCAGATCTGGATGCCCGCTTCCCATGTTGATATTCGGAACGTGACAATCAACTTCTCCCGCTACGGTGGGAAGGTTGCTTACCACGAGTATGATGACATTATCAACTACTGGAAAGTGAACAAACGAGCTGGCCTGCGCCGGATTTTGCAAGGCGCCCTCGGTGTGCACAACATCGAAGTAATGGATATGCTCGCCCGCAATGCCTTCATCTCAGGCGCTTATGACTCCGGTTATAAGATGTTTGCTGGTGGCGGAAGTGATTTCTCGGATCTTTCAACATCCGACAAGTTCTCCCCGGACATTGCCCTGGATATTTGGCTCGGCATGGCCAATCGTGGAGTTGCATCCGCGTTAGGTGCCAATGGCGCTGCCAATTCCATCATCTGCTACACCACCCCTGGCGTGATCTACGACATCCAGAAAAATGCTTCGGCATCAGACTGGCTGAGTGCTTCCGAGTACTTGTCGATCAACCGCTACGAGGTTGGTATGTACAAAAACGTCCGTTTCGTACAGGCGCCTCAGGCGATGTTGTACAACTGCGGGCCCGTCACCGTGCAACCCACAGTGACTTCTGCGATCACCGCTGGTGATGGCGCACCCGATCCTGCATCCGCAACAGTGGACAACACCTACGCAGTAGGCCAATCCAGTTCCGGAATTACCAATTACATCACACTGGACGCAGTAACCAGTCTTGTAGTTGGAGACACGATCACAATCCATAAAACCCGCACGAGTGATTTCGGCGTCACCAATGGCGTTGATTACCGTGAGGGTACTTTGCACAACCGCAGAATCATAAGCATCAGTGGTCTAAACATCACTCTTGATCGTCCGATCATGGTAGACTTCTCAACCGATCTTGGTTCCGGAGTTTATGCTTATGTAACCAAAGGCCGACATGTCCATGCGTCCATCTTCGTTGGTGGGCCTCAGGGTATTGTTGCTGGTGTGGCTCGCGCACCGCGCTACCACGCTCCGCCTCCAGTTGATGATTTCGAACAGGTCCACAGGTTCTCCTGGGACTCCTACATGGGCTTCAACACCTATGCACCGGAACAATTCGAAGTCGTATTCAGCGCAGGCTCCTTCCGAGTGAAGGGCAGCACTGTTGTCCAGTAAGGTGAGGTAAATTGCTTATGACGACCTTCTCTGATTTCAAAGAAAAGGTTTTCCGAGCTCTTTCTGAGGACGCTGAAACGGGTCCATCCGAATTACTTATATCGGATGGGCTCGCAGCAGCTCAAGAAGCGATACTTGAGAGAGTCGGTAAACGTGCAATCGAAACATGGACTGGTGACGGTTCAGTCAAGGCTTTCGAGCTTCCGACTGATTGTTACGAAATCCAAGGTATTCGTGAATCTGACGAGACCGGCAAACTCATTCCGTCAGCCATACTCACGCCTGGCGCCTACTTTGGAGATTACCCTGAGGATCAGAACTTTCTGGCTTATCCAGAAGGTTATAACCCTCTATTACACCGCCTATTGGGATGTTCCAGATATTGTAGATGAGGAAGTAGATGACGACTTTGTTCTGACGGTCCCAAGACGGATTGAAAGAGCAGTAGTATTCTACACTTGTGCTTATTGCCTCTTACCGGAAGCAGTAAGTTCCTCAGCATTACGTCAATTCGGCACTCGTGTCGATAGCGGTAATCCTGAGCACAATCCTGTAGAAAATACAGTCGAGTTCTTCTTGCGTTTATATGATATGGAGCTTGCCAAACAGCCTTTACAGCTAGGAGGAAACACCATTGGATAGTCATATTGTTCCTATGATCTTGGATCGCATCCGCGATAAAATGGTTACAACTTTCCAGACTGACATGGACGAGACTTATCCCGTCTATGCCGATGTGGTAAAAGTAGGCCGTTTCCAGGAGAATCCGAATAAAAAGAATATCTATATCGCTGTTCAAAGTGGTGATCCTGAGGATTTGAACTTTGTGGACGGAATAGTGTCCCTGGACGAATTCAAGGACATCAATATCTCAGTTCCCGCTCGAGAAATCGGCGGTGGAGAGATGTGGTGGAGGCGTGGTGTTGTACAATATGGTTGCTTCTTCAACAAGTCTAACTATGAAGAAGAAGTAGCGATGGAATATGCTTATGAATTGCTCGGGTACTTGCAGAGAGCCATGAAATCGATCCAGGTCGCAGATCTGGTAGATCCTTATGGTGAACAGGCTTATTATCTGTTTGACTTTGCAAATACCTTTACTGAGTCAGGTGGGCCGCCTAAATCTTACATCTGGCGTGGCCGGATGTTTTGGCAATGTCTCACTGAAAAACCCTAATGCGGAGGTGCTAAATGGGTGTTACTTCAAGAACCGGATTGTTTGGTTTTGGACAGCAAGCTGATGAGTCCACAGATCCAACAAAATGGTATAAGCACAAAGCCGCTGCGATTGATCTCGCAATTGTTGATGATACACAGGTGTTCCCGTCAGAAATTGGCGGTGTCCCTGTTCCATCAGGAATGTTCAAGGCTGGCGTTTCAGCCGGCGGAGGGGCAACCCTCTATCCTCGTTTAGAGGATACATTCGGACACTTGCTGTTCGCAGCGTTTGGTAAAGTTACAACTACACTCGCGGAAAACATCCTCGAGACATCTGATAGTAATTCCGTTGTGAATACTCACCTATTCTCAATGGATTATACTCAGTGGTCTTATTTACCCTGGATGGGTTTCCGTAAAATTATCGACAAAGCCCCTGGCTCTGCCGATACCGATATCATCGGTGAAGAATTCACGGATGGTAAAGTCCTGGGACTCAGCTTCTCGCTGCCGAACCAGGGTCTAATTACCTGTCGAGTCGATGCCCTGTGCAAAGAATACGATATGGTAGAAGATCCTGAGGATGCAGGTGGCTGGACCTGGGAGAACGCCACTTATGAGGATTACACCAGTGTACCTCTGGCGACCTTCAAGGACGCAAATGCTTCCATTATCAACGGAACCATTGACGTTGGCAGCTCTGATTTTGTAGAGCTTCCAATTGTCGCTGCGAGCTTCCAGCTTGCAAATGCTCCTGAACAGGATCAGCTTGAGCGTATCTATGGTGATCCTTGGCGAGATGAGATTACTGTTGTGGCTCGTTCCATGCAGGTTATGCTCACCGTCAAGTGGAAAAACCCCAAACTGTACCAGAAACTCATCACTGGCGCTACTTCTGGTGGCGGTGAATGGACTCCGCAGCCTTTCGTGGACTCCTTGACCTTTGATGTGATCTCCCCCAAGGTGGTCCCTGGCACAGATACCGGTTCAACTGAGCAGTACATGTTCAGATTTGAAGCCGACAAAGTTGGTTTCGCTCCCCGGGGCGGAATTCAATTGGCCGGCAACCAGTCTGTCATGCTCCAGCTCGTAGGCACGGTATTGGAAGATGACTCCGGCTATTATGGCACCATCAAGCTCCAAAATGATGTTGCTAGCTATGGTGCTGGATAATCTTTTGTGGTAGAATACGGGAGTGGGTCATCACGGCTCACTCCCTTTCTCCAACAGTTAGAGAAACGTAAAACAAATATGGAGGATTTTTTACATGGCACTCAAAATTTCTGCACCAATTATTGAAGATTTTTACCTTGACGAATCGGACAAGCTGTATGGCACGGCAGAAGATCCAACTAAAATTGCAGTCCGCCAGGCAGACCAGGGTTCCAATGAACGAAGATCCCGGGTGTTTGCTGAGATTTCAAGGGTTATAGAAAACGAGAATGACTCAACATCGATGCAAATCCGGCAGCGATGGAGCATGGAAGAACTCAAAAGGGTGGAAGTATTCCTAACTCTCGCCGGATGTGATATTGAAGGGCCCGATGGAAAAGATTTGTTCCGCTTTACTGCAACAGGCAAACTCAAGATGAGTGAAGCTGAATTTGCAAAAGCATGGGCATTGTTACCACCATTTGTGGCCACTGAAATACACCAGAAAGTTCTAAAAGTGAACTACGTGTGGAGCGCAGAGGGGGAAGTAGATTAGCTCGGGCATTGTCTGACTTGACAGATGCTTTGGGCGATTATTACGGCCAGCTCAATGAAGTACGCTTAGGACTTTCAGATCAATTACCCTCAAAACCTGAGGCAATGGTCTTGCATGATCAGATGCAAGAATTTGGCATACCTATTGTGGATGGTGGGCTGTTAGATCAGCCTTTTATCTTTATGATGGAATATCACACTGTACGCAATATGAAACAGCAAATGGAATTGGTCAATAAATCTTCTGAGTAGTTTAGAGGTTCCCTTATGATTCGAGCAGGCGGTCCAAGCAACACAGGTGTCCAGGAATTCTTGAAAGAGGCCCTTGGCGAATTATACGGGTCTCGTTTTCACGTTACTCCGGCTATCCCCGGATGGGGTGTTGCCGAGGGGTCTGGAAGGTTGCCTTCTATTCCTGTCAATATATTTGATGTTGAACGAAATGAGGGCGCACGTATTGAACTCTCTGCTGGCGGAATATCTACCGTGCACGGTCGAGAAACTGTAGACTGGATCGTTGGAACTGGCATTGAAACCGAGACAGGGTTTGGACACCTGAGAAAAGACAAGCGGGATAATGCTGTAATTGCAGGACTCACTTCTCATCAGGCATTTCGCAATCGCATTTATGGTTCTGCAGAGGATTATGATCCCTCAAACCCAAATCGTACTTTCCAAGAACGTATTTACGGTAGCTTCCAAACCTCAAAGATTGTGAAATCCGAAAGTGGTGAGATCATTCCTATTGGGCCTACAAGTTCATATATTGGACCTAATGTTTCAGAAGCCCAGGCTAATACAAGATCATTGCACTCTATTGGTTTGCTGATGGGAGAAAATGTGTTTCCCAATGAAGTACAACCTGCTATTGACGCTGCAATGAAGGCTGGCACCATGTTCCCTAATTCGCCTAAAGAAGCGACCAGTTTAGTAATGTATGACGCTGAACACAAAGCCCTTATGGGACCATCTGCTTTGCAGTTGGAACAAATTGGTGCAAGTAAATATTACAGTGAAATTCCAGTCGATAAATTACAGAAACGCCAAAGTTTAGCTTATCGTGATATAGCTGGCGCAATGCAAAATGATCAAAGAATGGCACCAGGAATGGTGACTAAAGATCTTTCTGTACCGTGGGCCACCTCAAATGTTATTATGCCAGGCGAACACAGTCCTCGGGCTGGTTTGCACGTTGGTCTTGCTGTTCCAGAAAAGCCTTTATTATTATTCCCAGGCGCGGGCATGTTTGATACTCGCCGTATGAAAGAAACCGGAGGCATGCCAGATGCGTTTACAGCAGAATTCAGTCTAAACTCTGCCCAGGCATTAGATCTCTCTCCAGAATTCATCAACGCAAACATTGATAAGTTGGAGTTCAACAATGTTGTTGGGAACAAAGGCAGCAAGAGATACCAGTCGGGAGATG